TAAATATTAATACGTACATCAAAAGAGGTCTCCAACTTGATGCAAACCATCCAGCTTTTGCCTCTGCTTCAATTATTTTTGCTGCAGCTTGTAATTCTTGTGTATTAGATTGTAGTAATTGAGTTTGTAGATCTGCTTTTAATTTTGCTTGTAAGTCTTTATCAGGAACTGATTTTTCAATTGTATTAAATAAGATCTTTGCGAGAGGTGCTATGGCTCCTAACATTTGAATCATAGCTTAATACCACTTAGCTGATCTTTTTTTCTCTGGAAGTATGTTTCCTTGGCCTTGAACTACTTCAACTTGAGTTTCTTGTGGATTTGACATTTCAACTTCAATACCACCTAATAGATTCCCTTGTTTATCTGTAAATTTATCAAAATTTACTTCTTTAGATTGACCAATTTTTTTGTTTTTGTTTTTCATAAGCGTTATATACTCCTTTTTTTGTGTTTTTAAAACTTAATTTTGATTGTTTCTAAGTCTAGCAGCCAAAATAGTCTTTTCTATTGAAGTATTTGCTCTTAATTTAGACAAATCTTCGTTTTGTTGTAGTTTTTGACTATCATAAGTTTGTGCCATCATAGCTTTCATCTTATCAAGGTTGATTCTTTCATTGCTCTCTTGTCTTTTTCTATCATTTTCTTGAGCAACTAAATCTAATTCTCTAGATTTGAGTTTAGCGATTGGATCATTATCAAATTGAGAAGTAATTTTCTTTTCTTCATTTAAAAACTCTTCCATCATTTCAGCAATTAAAACTGCTTTTCTTGATTCTATTTTTTCATTAAGCATTTTTACTTGAATTTGCATTTGTGGATTTTGCATTGCTTGTGGATTTTGACTCATCTGTGATACCTGTTGAATTTCTCTTTGAAACTCTATTTCAACTTGTTCCTGTGACATCAAAGAAATATGTTCAAAACAATTTTTTTCTAATGAAGCCATAATCACAGGTGCATTTCTTGCCATGTTAGTTGCCATAAAATTTAAATGCGCAGTTATATGTGCTCTATGGTCTTGCCCTGGGAATGCTTGGAATTGTTTCCCTGCGAGAGCATCAATATGTTCTAGCGCAGGGTCCTTTGGTGTGGGTTGTTCTGGTCTTGTTAAAATTCTATCTACATCTCTTATTCCTAATGCTGCATACATATTTCTGTATACCTCATACATATTATGAATTGCAGGATTAGCCATTGCTAATTGTAATTCTGTTTGTGCGATAGATATTCTTTGTGTTTGTGAAAATATATTTGGATCTGCAACTGGAATGATGTCTACTTTATCATCAAAGTCAGTTTGTTTAATTGTTCTTTGTCCACCTACAATGTCATATGGATATTCTGGTGGTAAATATAATTTAAATACATTTGCCAACAATTTAAATTCTTGTTTCATAGAAGCATATAGTCGTTTATGTATGGCTGACATAACTCTAGAACCTCTTTCCAGCAAAGCCACGGTCGTCCCCACTGCTGCTTGCTGATTCCCATCCCCAACTTGCATGTCAGCTATCGAAGCAAAGCGCTGACCTGCTTGAACAACGACCCCCATAAGAGCTAATAGAGTTTGTGAAGGTTCTTTATAAGGCAAAGTCATAAATGCATCTTTAAGGTTTCCACCAGGTGCATCTACATCTCTAAATTCTCCTGGTTGAATAGATTGAGCATCATCTCTAATTCTAATTCCTCGTTGTTTAAATCCTGCTGGTAAATTAGATAATGTTCCTGCATCTAATAATTGACGCAATGCTTGTGTTGCAGTACGAGATAATCCACCGATCATTTGAATTAAACCATTACCATAAAATCCAAATCCAGGTAAAAATTTAAAATGAACAAAATAATTAATTTTGTTTTTTAATGGATCGTTTTGAATATAGTTACGTCTTATAGATAAAACTTCTCTAGATCCTTCTTCAATAGTTACAATATAAGGAAGTTTAATTCCTGTAGGTTCTCCTGTCTGAGGATTTATATCCTCAAATCCTTCTAGATCTAAATTAATATGACATTCTAATAGTGTAAAAACATCTTCATTTTGACCACTCATAGTCACGCCTTCAAGTTGTTTTTCTTTAGATGAAATACTACTATCTTGTGTTAATTCATCTGATGCTTGTAATTCTATGTCTCTATAAAAACCTGCTACTTGTTGTTTTCTTAATTCGTTTTCTGAAATTTTAATTACATGAACAACAGCTTCAGCATCATCTAAACTATTTGCTGTGTATGGAACAACAATATCTTGAGCTTGAATAAATTTAGATACAGCTCTTCCTAATGTTTCATCATAATAAACTTTTTTAAAAGTAGAACCAGATAAAGGTAAATAAAATAACATTTGATCAAATTCTGATTCATATTCTTTCATGACATCCATAATTTGATAATTCATGAATTCAGAAACTCTACCTGCTTGATCTTGAATTTCTGGAGTATCTAATCCAATAACTTGGCTTCGCACGGGACCGTCTGCGGGAAGCAATTCTTTGTATGCTAACGCTTGAAATTGTGTAACTGCTTCTGCAAGAACTGGATGTGTTGCGCTTGATGCACCTTGAAAAGGTTCTGTTCTTGATTCGTATTTAAATCCTAATAAATCTAATCCTTCAGTATATGCTTTTTCCCAATCGGATCTTGAATCTTTATATGATTGTACGTCTTGATATAATTCTGATCCTAATCTTCCAAGCTCTCTTTCATCAACAACTTCAGCAAGGTTTGCTCCAAATTCTGTACCTGCAGATAAATTTTTAGTTGGATCTAAATTAATATCTACACTACCATCTTCGTTTTGAGTAATTTCAGTAGGGCCTGCAGGAGTTTCTTCAACAGATTGTGCAATCTGTTCTATCTCTAATTCTCCAGGTGTTAATTGATCAGCTACGTTTGGTAGCGACTTGTCTATTTCTGCCATTTTTTATTTTCTCCGATTTTATTATTGTAACAGTATTATAACCAATATTCAAGCCCTGAGGGTTTGGTCCTCTTTTAGGAGGTACTGTTAATGTTAATCTCTTTGGTTTACTGATCATAATAACTCCTATCTTCGTCTGGAGCTCTACTTGCTGCATCATCAGATGGGTTTTCTTCTGCATATTTTTTATATTCTTTTCTTTTTTCATTTTTTTTTGGATCAACTTTTTTACCAGTTGCAAATTCTTCAAGTTTTTCAACATCACTAATTGAATCATCAAAGTTCCTTTCAATATATTCTAGTTCTAGAGCATCATCACCCTCATATTTAGGATTGAAGAAAGGTCTTTGTTCTACTACAGTAAACTCTCCATCTTTTTTTACTTTAACTTTTTCTTCAATAGCTTTACCTTCTATGTCTCTCACATAATTACCTTCTTTATCTCTTACATATTTAAGTTCAGTAACTTCTCTTGGTGGTGAATAATATAAATCATAAGGAGAATCAAATGCTCCACCAGAAGTATTTGACTCAATATGAATAGTACCATTTTTATATTCTGTCATAGTAATTATTTCTGGTTTTTTACCTGTCGTAGGAAGTTCTATTTTTCTAGCTTGAATAATTTCAAAATCTTTAGCATTAGAGATGGGTCTTTTTTCATATTCTAATTTTTGTGCTTTTTTAGCTTGAGCAGTTATATCTAACCCTTTATTTTCAATTCTTGATACAAGTGGGGAAAACCATTCTGGCATACCTTTAACGGCAGGGAAAACTCTGGCAACTCTTGCACCTTTAGCAAGTTCATCAAACATTCCTAATTTTTTTGCTGTTGGATAAAGTAAAGCTCCACCTCCCATTACAGCCCCTGTTTTTAAAATATCTCTTCTTGTTGGATCTATTGTTTCATCTACTGCAGTTGTAGGTGGTTTTGCTTTTGTACCTTTAATAGCTCCTTTAGCAAGTCCGTAAGCTAAAAATGGATCCATAACGGAACCAGCTATCTCAGCAGTTTCTCCTGCAAGCAAAGTTCCTGTTGTTGGATTTTTAGGAATATTTTCTTCTATAAATTTATTTATTCCTAATTTTTCTCCACCAACCATTTTATAAAGTTCAAAATTTTTTCCTTCTTGATTAAACAATGTTTGTAAAGGTTGTCCTACTAAAAATTCAGTTCCCTCAACAACTCCTTTTGCACCTTTACCTAAAAAGTATTTTGGATTTGTTAAAAGTTGTTTTCCTGTTTCTGCAAAATAAGCTGCTTCGGATGGAAAATCTTCTTTGTATTTTACACCTTTTTCTTTTTGAGATTTTTTATATTCTGCTGCTTCAGTTTCTTTTGCTTTTCTTTCTTTTTTAGCATTGTCTAATAACTGATATAGAGCGTCAACTCTAGTTGAGTCTTTTTCATTTATTAATTGTTGTTCTAATATATCTATAGGATCATTAAAACCAAGAGAGGGTATTTCAGGATTATAAGATTCTTCTGTACCATTTGCTAAATTAACTCTACCACCTGTTGCTTTTTTATTTCTATTATCTTCTATGTGATCATAAACAGTTTGTTTTTGATTATAAGTAAGATTATCTAAATTGTCTCGAAATAATCTAAAGGCAACACTCTCAAGATCCATAGGTATAAATTTTGGTGTTTGTTTATTAGCAGATCCACCTGAATTTAATCTACTTCTAATCCACATTCTTATGTATTCATTATCTAAAGGTATTGTAGTTGAACCAATAGATTTTCTATAATCATTAAAAGCTTTATGATCATCTTTAACATTTTGTTCTAAAGTTTTATCTGTTCCTGTTAATTTACTTCCTTCACCAAATTTAGCTCTTCCACCTGTTGCTAATTCAATTTGTCTAAATTGTGGATCAGGAAGTCCTGGAGCCTGTGGCATAACAGGTGCCATATCTGGAGGAAGATAAATTGGCATTCTTTCTTCAATAGCTACTCCGGGTTGTACTCCTTGATATAAAGGTATGCTGTCTACTTGTGGACTAGGACTATCGTCTTGTACTAATTCTTTAGGTTCTTGATAAAAAGGTTGTCTATTAAGAACTCGTTGCTCGTTGCTCGCGACTTGCATCTGTTGATTAACATTAGAAGCTATTTGTAATTCTTGTTCTGATAAAGGTTTCCTAGTGAGATAATCCATTACCTCTTTTCTTTTATAACTGCTCATCTTATTCTCCCATCAAGTAACCGAGGCCGCCTTTAGAAAATCTAGCCCCACCTCTTAAAGTCACATTGCC